CCTACGCCGTCTACTTTCCTGACCAGCCTAACGAGGAACTGGTGCACGACCTAGAAGACCTATGCGACGAAATGACAGACCGCGAGCACAGTGTAGTCAGCCTCTACACCCACCCGCAGCCAGCGCAGCACCCCGCCATACCTCAAGGCTGGAAGCTGGTGCCAGTGGAGCCAACATCGGAGATGCTTCAGGCTACCGTTAATGGCTACGCGCAAGAATTTCGCGCGCACCGAATGAGTGTTGGTAAAAGTCTGTATCGCACCATGCTCGCCGCAGCACCGGAGGTACAGGTAACGGGCCTGAATCTTAACTGCAAATCCACGCAGAAGCGTTTGGCAACCCTGTGGGGCTTTGCGCCAGCGCAGCAGCCGCTGACCCAGCAGCGCATCCAGGAGCTGGCCGACGAAGGCGTCTTCCACGGCAACATCTTCGAGATCGTGCGCCGGATCGAGGAGGAGCATGGGACTTTCAAGACCAGGCCGCTGACGGATGAAGATATTGCAAACTGTGCCGTTGGTGCGCAGTTCTTTTTTGCTAGGAACTTCGGTGGTGCGCCAACCGGCTGGACTAATGAGCAGGTTCGTAGAAGCCAAGAGTTCCAAGACGCCATCCGAGCAATTGTAAGGTCAGTAGAACGTGCCCATCTCATCACAGGAGAAACGAAATGAGCAACACACAACACACACCGGGGCCGTGGACGGCCAAGCACACTAGAGGCGCTGGTCTGAGCGTTCACGCTGATGTGAGCAAGGCGCTAGGACCGCGCTATTCCCACGACTGCCCTGTTTATCACCTTGGCAATGACGCCTGCACGATGGCCATCGCCTACGAGCTGTGGACTCAGTTTCCACGCGCTGAGTGGGACGCGATGCAAGAAGCCAACGCCCGCCTGATCGCCGCCGCACCGGATCTGCTGGAGGCGCTGCAGGAGTTGGACGAAGCCTATTGCAGAGCGGGCTCGCCGCTGAACAAAGCCGAGCGCCACGAAGACAGGATGCGGCTGATTGCAGCCCGCGCCGCCATCGCCAAGGCAACTGGAGGTGAAGCATGACCCGCGACGACATCATCCGCCTATGCGTTGAGGCCGGACTCTATTCCTACTGTGATGAAAAGGACGAGGCGATCTATCGCTTCGCAGCCCTAGTCGCAGAGCATGAGCGCGAACGCATTGCCACCAGCCGACCTCCGGGTTGTCGCGCAGCCATTGCCCGAGCACGAGAGGAAGAGCGCAAAGCCTGTGCCGAGCACCACCTCGGCATCATGCGAGATGCAGTGAAGCAGGCTAGAGAAGAAGAGCGCGAGGCACACGAGAAGCGCTGTGTGTTCATTGCCAAGGAAGTAGCGGCAGCCGAGCGTGATGCGTGCATCAAGATCGTCGAGTCAATCGGAAAGCACGGCCTCACGGTGGCGACAATCAACGCCATCCGCGCAAGGAGCAACACATGACCTACGACAACCCGCTACTCGTCGCTGACCAGTGCGACCCCGAGGACGCTTTCGAGGTGGCCTGCCGCCGGCACATCCGCGACCTGCATGCCGAGAACGCCAAGCTTCGCGCGGTGCTGCTCGAGTACATCACGATCTACCGCGTCGATGATGACGCCTTCGATCCCAAGGCCGAGGCCCAATGGCTGCTGGAGGGCGAGCTATGCAGACTCTGACCAACTCACTACCCTATGACTACTCGCGCTGCGACCCAGAGCATCCCGACTTTTTCTGCGCCCAGTGCGTTCGCTGGGCGAAGCTGCCCGGTCAGACGTGGGGTCCATGAACATCAGTGATCATGTCGCTTAAGGACAGCACGAGCGAGCACTGTAGGTACACGGAGGCAACGTATGCCAGTGATTGACCACCCCGTTCATAGACACGGAATTCGTGACGTTGAACACCGATATGGCTGTTATAACAGGGCACCATTCAAAGAAATCGTGGTCACTGAAGGATGGCAGGGTGTTGTATCCTGGCCATTTCGAATGTCACGTGAGTGCCGTTATGACAGAAGTCTTGACGACAACGCCTGTGCTGGGTGTTTTCGCGCCGGGAGCGGTGAGCGATACGTAGCCGAACAGGAAGCCACCATCAAATAACCTCAGCCCCGCCTAGTGCGGGGTTTTCATTGTTTGCGCTTGTCCAGCAGGGACCAGCCGACGCCGGCCAGTGCAGCCGCGCCGCCTACGATGGCATCAACGGTCACGCCGTCCACTCCGTACTTGACGGCCATTCCGCCGGCCACGCCAGTCAGAATGTGGCGCACGATGGCGGCCACGATTTGCGCATTCAGGATCATTGAAATACCCACTTTCCGGTTTTCATCTGCTGCGACAACCGCGCAGCTCGGGCGGGCGTTTGCTTCGCCCAGGCGCTCTCCAACATCCTGGCCGAGGCTTCGGCGTACTTGCCTTCCTCCACCAGCTTGAGCGTGTTCTTGAAGCCCAGCAGGCCGTTTGTGCCCATCTGGAAGGCCATATTCACCAGCACACCCTGCCGCGCCTCGTCCAGATCGCAGAACCACGGAAGCGCCTTGGCAAGCGCTTGGATGCGATCTTCCACGTCGTTGCGCAGCAGCATCTCAATCTCGCTGGAGCGCAGGCCAGATCCAGGCTTGGCCGAGTCGATCAGTCTCCCGACGCCGATGGTCAGGTAGCCCAAATGGTCGCGGTAGGCCGTAGGGCGCACGCCCTCGTCGGCCTTGAGTTGTTGCACGATCTCAGGAATCACGCCAAATCCTCCACAGTACCAGCGGCCAGATCAGCCACAGAAGGACGCTCATTCGTTGAGGTCTACCCGACACGGACGCATGTCGCGGTAGATCGCCATCGTCTTGTGAACGATCATCAGCATGGTGTAGAGCAACGTGGCCCACAGCACCAGCTCAGAGACCGGAATGCCTAGCAACGTGGCGACCGACACACTCGCCGGTGGGGCCGCCTTGGCCAGCATCGCGCCGGCCGTCTCGGACGTTTGTTGAGTCGCGCTCATAATCCTCTCTTTTCAGCCTTTCTGGCCTCAACCTCATACAAATTCATGTAGTACCCATAGCGGCACAGCCACCACAGGTACTGGATGGAGAACACAAGCCGCCCGTCGCGCTCGATCTGCTCCAGGGGCTTGCGCTCGTGGCGAAGCAGGCGCTGGTTGTGCTCGTGGCCGGGCATGATGTATATCGTGCGCCAGAATGACGCACAGCCGTAGAAGCCGCACATGCGCATGGCCCACGCGATCAATGGTGGTGCTTGGCGCAGCTTGATGCTCTGCGCTTCCTTCTGGATCGCAAGCCGCACCCACTGCTACTCCTCGTCGGCCAGGATCGGGGTGGGCTTTATGTCAGCACTCAATAACTGAAATCCAGCGTACTTCTACTGGTGTACCTGCACTTATGTTCCCTAGGCTGATTCGTTCAGTTCCAGTGTATTCAAAGCTCAACATTGCAATATTGTCATAGTCGTAAATTCCTGAAGCACCTTCGTCAATAAGAACTCTTGAGCCAACCGTGCCATCCCACGCGTTTCCAAGGCACAGGTAAGCAGCGCCGGAGAATTTTGCAACTGCAATGTATCGCTTACCTTTCTTTAAGACTGTATTTATCGGTTGATAAATAGCCCATCCAGCACTACCTGGTATCACAACAATGTCCTGGCCAAGTGCGCTGATGCCTGCGTTTACGGCAGTCCACCCGGCACCAGATCCGCCATTGAATGTGCCATTGGTCAAAAGATTTTTACCGCCTTTTGTACCAATTAGGCTTGCATTATCAACAGCTACGTTTGTACCGACAGTTGTATTTCTTACAGTAGTAAGGAACGTGTATTTGTCTTTTGCTTGCTGTCCAACAGCGTTACCTTGCGCAATAGCAAAATCAAAGTTTGGACTTAGGGCGACAACAGACGCCCCTTCTTGAATTTCAATCCTGCATGAATACGCGGTAGTGTTTGTCACAACACCGGCTGTTACCAAATAGGTGTATTCATCCCCGCCAGTTCCGTAAGTCGAAGCGCCAGCAGCCGTGGAAAGTTCTGGCCACTGATGTAGAGGCGTCATCATGTTTACGCAGGCAGCGTTTCTTATCCGGTTTCCGTAACCGAAATCCCTGACGCACGTGCTACCGTACATCTGCGCCTCAATAACACTGCCCTGCGACTGCTTGCTCAACAGGATATTGGCGTCTGTAAGCTTCCCGCCGGACCAGTACGCCACGCCCTTGTTGACAAGAAGCTGGCCGCGTTCGATCTGGCAGCCGTAGAAATATCCGCTAGAGACAGTAACACCGGAGCCGTCTACCTGAACGGTTCCACCAGGGTTAGCGTTTCCTGGGTTCTTCTCAAAGTTAGAACTGTGGAACTTTATCGACCTAGCGTTATTTCCTACGAGCACAGCAATATTGTTGCTGTTCTCCATAACAGTTACGTTATTGAATTCAACAGCGTCACTCTCTTGCAGGGAAATTCCGTTGTAAGAGTTTCTAATCCAAATATTCTGAAACGATGTGAGGTAAACTTTTTCGAGTTTCACCGCATAATCAGATGTGATGTTGGACGCATCAATCTGGAAGTTTGCAAAATCGTTTCGCGTGTAATCTATAGCCTGCGAATCGTCTTTGACAAATGCAGAAAAGTTGCCGGACGGCTTGATAATTGTGCCTTTGAAGCCACGGCCAGCACCATGAAAAAGCTCATCCTGACCATACCTCAAGGATGAATCAATCCTGTACGTGCCGCGCGGCAGGTACTTCGGAAACGGAGCGTCAGAAATTGCGTTTCTATCATCTACATTGTTATTACCAAGCGCCCCGCTGTCTCTCACACTGATGTTGTCATTCAGTTTGTAAGACAGAAGTCGGTCCTGCGCGCCGCCTTCAGTTCTAACAACGTGGTCTAATCTATCGCTCAGTGCGCCCCTGGCGCTGTCGTAGTCGCTGTCAGATGCGTATTCCGCGCGGCTAACCGTATTCCGAAGTTTGGCCTGCACCGTAGTAGCAACTGCGCCGGTGCCTGCTGGGTTGTAGGCGACTTGGGATGCGTCGATGTTGCTGATAAGCGCTGAGTTGATGCGTTCGGTCGCAGCCGGCGCACTGTAGATCGTGCTGCCGTTCTTGTTCATGACGCGGATGCTGTAGTCGCTGTTGACGTACAGGCGTGCAGGCGTACCGTTGCGCGAAGGGTAGCCACCAAGCGTGCGGATAGGCTGTGTCGCCGGAATGCTCAGAGCAGCATCCCAATACACGTTAATCGGATTGACCTGTGGGTCAAGATTTGCCTGGCCAATCCAGACATAACCTGCCTCAAGAGGCTGGCCATCAATGTCCGTGAAGATCGGATAAATTGGTTGAATCGAGAGTGCGGACATTACTGGTTCTCCTGGTCGAATTGCTCCTGGGCTTGCAGCGATTGAACGATGAACTTCTCACGCGCACTCATTTCGCGTGGGAGTTTCACCGCGTCGGCAAACTTCTGGAAAGATTGTGACATCAAGACAGCCTTTACGGTAGCCTTGGACGGTTGGTTGCCTGTTGAAACTGTCTCGACAGCCAGACGCTGGAACTCAGGCGACGAGATCAACTCATCGGCTGCTTTCAGTGCGCCAGGCTTGGTTTTGGTCAGCGCAGCGGCCAGGCCAGACGCAATGCCAGCACCAGGCAGGCCAACAGCCGATGTGGCCGCCTCGATTGGCAGGCCGACTGCAGCACGCTTGGCCACGCCGTAGATGTTGGTCAGCAGGTTGTCAGCGCCTTGCAGCTCCTGCTGGACGGCCTGGATGCGGCCGGTGGTGATGCGCTCACGGGTGGCCTTGCTCACGTTGCTGGCAACGCGGTACAGGTCGGACAGTTGCTTGCGTGCAGGCTGTGGCAGGTTTGCCATCAGCGCGGCATAGGCCTGCTTGTTGGCCAGCAGGCCTTCATACCACTTGGCGTAGGTGTTGAAGTTCAGAGCGCCATTCTGGGTGGCCTTGCCGAATGCGGTGTTCAGGGCCGAAGCCGTGACCATCTGGCGCATGTCCTTTGGGATTGCGGTCAGAATCTTGGCCAGCTTATCGGCATCACCCTTGGTTAGAGACATGGTGGCAGATTCCAGCTTGCCCACCAGGCTCTGGTCGAGCTGGCGGCCGAACAGGGACACCATGTCGTCCTCAAAGCCCTTGCGCATCTGCACCAGGCTCTTGGCCAAGCGATAGCTTTCACCTTGGCCAGCGCCTTGGGCCAGCGCAAACTGGTCGTCGTCAATCAGGCGGTAGAGCTGCTTTGCAAGGCCGGTGTCAGCATCAGCGAACGGGCCAGCCTGGCGTGCGGCTGCGCCAACATCGCGCCGGACGTCGTCAATCAGGGCATAGGTCGGTGCACGGGTGCCGATCACATTTCCAGCCTCGTCCTTGATGGGCTTGGGCGTCAGCTTGCTGCGCACCATCTTTTCCAAGGCCGACAGGTTTTCAGCGCCGTCCAGATCGTCAGCACGACGCTGCACGAATTCCAGCACGTTTGTGGCCTCTCCACGGGTCTGCGAAGGAATCTGCGTTCGCAGCGCCTTGTAGGCGTCGTCGGCCTGGTTGGACAGGTTGGTCACGGTTTGGTCGAGCTGCGTGCGCACGGCCTGGTTGAGCTTGCTCAGGTCGGTCGTGCCGCCGATCTCGTTGATCAGGCGGTCGGCACGCTGGCCAACTTGCTCGAGGCCCTGAATCTCGGCTGCGCGGGTCTGGCTGCCAGGGATGGACTTCACGGCCTGGGCCAGCTCTCGGTAGGCCTGGTTTGAGGTCAGGTGGTCGGGCTGCAGGTATTCGTCGATGCCAAGGCGTCTAGCAGCATCCAGCACTTTCGGGTCGGGTGCGGCCTGGCCAGCCAGCACGGATGTTGCACGGGTTGCGCCCATTCCGCCCTCGGCAGCCGTGCGTGCGGTCGTTGCCAGCTCTTGCGTTGTCATGGCGGCAGCCGGAGCAGCCGGTGGCGTGACTTGCATGGCAGAAGGCTGGACTTCAGGCGCAGCAGTGGCAGCACGGACAGGTGCAGCAGGCGCAGCGGGAGCCATTGCCGTGCCAATAGGAGCTCCAGCAGGGGCCGCAGGGCCAGCAGCAGGCGCAACGGGAGCACGGGCAGCACGGACGGCCTGCACGCCGCGCACAGCGGCCGGGAGTACTGGAGCCAGCGCAGCAGTCGTGGCCACCTCGCCAGCGTCGAATCTGCCTCCAGTGGCAGCCTGCGTGGCCTCGATGGCAGCCTGGGTTCCTCCAGCAGCAGCGGCCATGCCAGGCAGCGTGGTTGCGCGTCCAGCCGGGGTGAAGGCAGCCAAAGCGCCAGCAGCGCGGGGAATGTCGCTCACCTGGAAGCCGGGCTTGATGGCATACAGCTGGCCGTCAATCGACGACTGCAGCACGAAGTTGCCCTTCTCGTCCTGGCTGACTTGCACGCCTGGGAAGTTGGACTGGATGACCTGCACAGTTTCCTGCGGGTTGGTCATCATCGTGCCCAAGGCCGACTTGAAGCTGGCCATGCTGAAAGTGTTGAGCTCAGGCATCGATGCCCAGTCTGGCAGTGCCTGAGTTGTCTGTGTCTGTCGCTCAGTGCCTGTGATGGCCTCGCGGATGCCGCCAAGCACGCCCAGGGCCTCTGTGCCTTTGAGCTGCATGCCAGCCGGTGCACGCACCATGCCGTTCTTGACGTCTGACTCCAAGTCCATCATTTCCTGGCGGGTCATGCGGCCGGTGTTGTAAGCCTCGACCACAGCAGGCGGCAGCTCAGCGACTTGCGTGCTTTGTTTGGTGCCTTGAGCTGGCGCAGGCTGTTGGCCACGTAGGGCAGCGCCACGGGGCAGCATAACCGCACCGGACTTGACGTCGGCCTCGAACTCTGCCGCTTCTTCGGCAGTCATCTGGCCGGAGCTGTAGGCGTTAAAAATGTTTTGGATCGAGCCAGGAGCCATAGCAGCATCAGCGCCACCTCTGGCAGACATGACGCGCTGAAACGTGCTTTCACCACCTCCGGGGAGTGTGGCTTTTTGTTCTTGACCGACACCGGAGGTCACGCGCTCGATGTATGACTTCGTGCGAGGCCCCCAGTTTTTCGGGTCTGTTCCGCCGTGATACTCGGCAGCGGCCAGCTTGATGTCGCCCTTGTTGCGCTGCAGGGATTCCTTGAGCAGAAGGCCAGCAGCCTCGGCCGCGTTCTGTGGGCTGAGGTAGGCGTCCACGCCATACTTGTCCAGCACAGCCTTGCGGGTGGCCGGGATGATCTGGAATGGTGTCTTGGCATTGGCCTCGGACACCTGGTCAGCATTGCTGCGCTCGCCATAAAGCAGCACCGACTTGAGCAGACCAGACGGCAGGCCGAGCTTCTGCTCGGTGCTGGACGCCAGGTCAGACCAGAACGGGTCTTTGTAGCTGTTTGGGGCTTGTGTCGCCATCTATTGTCCTTATTGGCCAGGGACTTGGAAGGTGCCGCTGCCCATGGTGCCGGGTGCAGGAACTTGGCCAGTTTGCGGGTTGGCCCAGCGCATGTAGCCACGTTGGCCAGTGACCACGTTGGCCTGCTGTGCAGCCAAGCCCTGGGCACGTTGCTCGCCGTACTGGCGCATGAAGTCCACGAAGGTCGTGCCAGCAGGCACCTGGATGCCGCCGATGTTGATGTCTGTCTTGGCGCGGCCAAGTGAGCCGGTCGAGTTGACCCATTCGGCCTCGGCAGATTTTGCCGCAGCCTCAAATTGCTGCAGTTTGGCCATGCCACGCAAGAACGACCCAATGGTCTGCGCGTTGGCAGTCTCCTCGGGAAAACCCTTAAGAGCCATCTGAATGTCTTTGTCGGTTGCAGGGCCAGGTGGGAGGGACTTGATCGCCTGTGTGTTGCGCAGGCGGGTGTATTCCTGGCGCATCTGCGTCCACTCATCTTGGCGGCCAGTTGCACCAGCGAACCACTCGCTGGCCTTGGTCAGTGCACCCTTACCGCCCTGAGCGGATTCGATGCGGCCAGCCAAGTCAAGCATGCGACCAGCAGACTGCTCGGAGCCTACCGAAGCGATGGTGGCATCGTTCACGATCTTGCGTGCGTCTTGGTCGAGCTTTGTTCCAGCCTGGCCAAGTTCAAACAGCTTCATCTCGACGTCGGTCTGCAGCCTGTCGCGGTCAAGCGCCAGGCGGCCAGAACGGTCTGCAATCTGGCTGTCGATGTTTCGAATCTGTGCGCCTGTGTTGGCATTTTCCAAAGCCAAGCGCGTCGGTGTGTTGGCCGTGATCAGCTCTTTCTCTGTCGCTCCAGCCTCGCCAGTGCGAACCTCGGCCGGGGCCTTGAGTGCCTTGATCGAGGATTCCAGCACCTTGTCGCCACCAGGAACACCGGCAAGCATGATGCCAATGGTCTTCTGGGCAGCGCCGGGATTGGTCTCAGCCAGCTGCGCATAGGTCTCATAGGCCTTGGCGCGGTCTTCACGGCCAGAGTTGCGCTCTGCATCGGCCTTCTGGCGGAGCAGGCTCACGCCGATCTGCGGTGCGCCGGAGCTGAATGCCGACATAACCTGGCCGCTGAAGCGCAGCTCGTTGTCCTGCTGGTCTTTGTTCAGCGTGTCCCAGTTTGCACGCATGCTGGCTGCCTCTTTTTCAGGCAGCAGCATGGCGATGTTGGTGAAGTCGCGTGCGGTCGGGTTCGGGTTGTTGATCAGCGCCTGCATGCCATGAGTGAGCATGTTCTGGCGTTCGGCAGCCTTCGCGGCAGCTTCTTGCTGCGTGCGAATGTCTGCGATGGTCGCGCCCAGCTTCAAGCCGCTGACGGCAGCCTCGAACGGGCTCTGGACATTGATGGAGTAGTCGTAGGGTGCTGGCATGTTCTTGTCCTCAGAATAGGCTGCCGAAGCCAAGGCCAAGTTTGCCGCCTGCGCCATACTGTGCGCCAAGCACCTGGGCCGGGAGGTTCAGCAGTCCGCTGAAGGCTTTGGCCTGGCCAAGCTCGCCACCGGCAAGCGCCGCGCCGCGTTCGGCTTCAAGTCTTGCAATGGCCGAGCCGGTTTCCATGCCAGCCGTACCGACACCGGCAGCAGACTGCTGGCCAAGTGAAGTCAGTCCACCAAGGCGGCTGTATCGCTGCTCGAGCTCTTGCGCAAGCAACTGAGGACGGAACTGAGCAAGGGCAGCTTGAACGTTTCCGCCTCGCAGTCCACCAGTGGCCGATGCACGCTGCAGCAAGGCTTCCTCACCGGTGCGAAGCATGGCCTGGAATGTCGGGGAACGCTCAGCGGCTGCAATCTGGGCAGCCTCGGCTTCTGGTGTAGACAGACCAAGCATGGCCTGCTGCGCAGCAAGTGCCGGAGCACCGGCCTCGACGTAGGGTTTCAGCAGCTCGCGCACCATGTCGAACTGGCGACGTTGCTCTTCTATGCCAGCTTGACTGGCAGCAGCTTGGACGCCAGCAGCTTCACCTGCTGCGTCGGCTTGCATCAAACCTCCGACGAGCTGTGTGCCGCCGACGATTAGGCCGGTAATTGGATCAGGCATGGCCAAACTCCTTCATGTATTCTTCAAATGTCTCGCCATATAGCTCCATGACCAAGTGGGCGTTTTCATTGGCAAACTTCGCGCCATGGCAAAGCTGCATGGCCATCAAGACCACGTCATAGTACCCAGCACGCCACATGTAGGAGCGTGCATCGGCAAGCCCGGCACGCTCGACGCGGTCGGATGCTTGCCACTTCAAGATCATGGATGCCACGCATGGCACCAGGACAGGAGAATTCTGCAGGAAGAAGATGTTTTGATTCATCGCCACCAGGGTGTTCCAGATGGCGGCATTCAGATCGCTGCGCTCGACTGGATCGCCATCTGCCACATCGTCAAAGACCTGGATCGCGTTCCACAGCATCATCAGCCACTCAATGGCCGGTGCAGGCAGCATCAGAACCTGTTGCAGGTTCTGTCTGAGGCTATCTGTACCAGTCATGCTCTACCCTCCAAGTGGCGATGAGCTGCTGGTGGCTCGATAGGCTCAGCACCTGTATTTTCCCACATTTGCATCGCCTGTCAATCTTGCTCAAACTCGCGCTCTTCCCAGGCTTGGCAGGAACGAAGGTCGTGGCAGATGAAATCGAACTTGTGGCAGTAGCCACGGAATCCTGCATTAGTGTCCCACTGGTTTTGCGGGATGCGCTCCATCTTGGCCTGCATCATGGTGCTGTTGTCGTAGTACTCGCAGTTCGAGCAGCGACGACGACGCGCCTCTTTCTCATCGACCTGCATGGCCTTGGCCAGCTTCATCCAGTACGGCTTGTTCGCGCCAGGCTCGTTGGACGGGTTCTCAGGGCCGAGCATCCAGTCGTCGATCACCACTTGGGTGTTCTTCTTGTTCTCGGCCGCCGTGATGAACGGCATGGCCTCTGGCAGGCCGGTGAAGCCAGCCATCATGATCTTTGGAATTTCCATGGTGGTCTCCTTAAGTGATTTCACGGCCAGATGCGCGGATGGTCAGGGCAGTGGCCGTGCCGGTGGTCGAGATGAACCCACCATTGGCCAGTACTTGGCCAACCAGCTCTGGGAAAGTGTAGGTCTCGTCCGGTGCAATGGCGCGGCTGTCCACGATCAGGTTGGTCGGGCCTGCGCTGTCACCGCTGCTCACCAGGTGCACGCTGATCAAAGCATTGGCAGAGCTGGTGTTGGTGGCGGTGAATTTATCGATGATGGCCGTGCAGTTCGTGGCGGTGTATTGCGTGGTCTGCGCTGCCTCCATCTGCTTGGAGCCAATGAGGGGTTTTGCTGTGACTGCCATGATTTCTCCTTACTGTTGGACTTGTGTTACAGCCAGGATAAGAGCTGGTGACCCTGGTGCAAATGCTGTGGATGCCACTGCGTCAATCGTGACTGCTGTTGAGTCTGCCGCCCACATCAATTCGACGTACTGGTTCGCATCCAGCGTGAAAAAGTCGCTGCGGCAAACTGCCTTGTATTCGTTGTTGCTGCTCAGTGTGATCAAGATTGACGAGTTCGCAACGTCAGTTCCATTGATGCGAAACCAGAGCCAGATGTTCTTGGTACTGCTGCTTGTCGATGTGAGCTGGTAAGTGGCCGCAAAGTTGTAGAGGCCTGATTCTGAAACGACGATGCGTGATGCAGGCGATCCAATACTGATACCGTTAGCAATCGGTGTGCTGTCGAATGTGATGGCGTATGCCGTGTTGGTAGCCGCCGGACTCTGGTCTGTTGTCTTGATGAACTGACCATAGTATTTCTGCTGCTCAATGGTCGGCCGCACGAAAATCTCGCCGTCAGTTGTGCCCACTTTGAGCACTGCAGCGACCGGAACCACGTTATCTGGCGCCGTTGGTTTGGTGGCCGTGAATGCGCCAGCAACAGTAGGCGATGCATAAAGCACATCACCGATGCTGAATGCACTGGTGTCCATCTCACGCACATGGCCCCAGACTGTGCAGTAGCCCACCTCGCCACTGTCTGGCAGGTCGTGCGTCATCACGCCCAAGATGTAGAGCGTTGGCGTCGATCCATCAGCCAGGTATGGTGCGACCGATAGCGTATTGTTTGCACCGACACCGACAAAGCCGACCACCGTGCCGTTTGGAATGGTCACGCCTGTGGTGTTTTCGACCCTTGCGTAAGTCTCCATGCCGATCTGCTGGATGACGCCATACTCCATGCCGATCTCGATGGTTTGGTCGTCGCCATTCCAAGCCATCCTGCGGATGCGATCTACATGCGGAGCTTTTGCATCAAAGTCGATGTAGTCCGTCACGGCCGAGTTGTTGTTCTGGATTACTGGCGCGGTGGCCAGCATCTCCAGAGCGTTGACAATGCTGTTGAGTGCGTCCAGCGCCTGCACCGCCTTCTGGTCTGCGTTGCCGCTGTTGATGGCAGCGTCTTGCGCCAGCCTGACAATCTGCGCCAGCGCTTCAGTGGCTGCTGCATCCGCGTTTCCTGCCTGAATGCTGATGCCGGTGGTGTCGCTAGAAGGCGCAACCTGGTCGACAACTTGGAACAGACGTTCAAACTGCCTGATCTGCTCGTGATCCTTCAGGAACGAGGCAAGCTGATCGCGCGTCAGGTTGAGTTTTTGCGTTGCCATAGTCAGTACGCCAGAGGCTCCAGTTGCGCCTCAAGACGGGCAAACGACAGATGCGCCTGGCTGTCACCGCGGAAGCGCTGTATGCGCCAGTTGCGCATACAGCCCTGTTGGAACCAGACGAGGCGCTTGGTGGTCGCGCCAGTGGTGCCTGTGCGGATTGGTCTATCTTGGCTCCAGGCGGTGCCGTCCGTCGAGTAGCTGGTGGTGATGATGGGGTCCAGGCCCAGTGCCACGCGGCCCGTAAGCGATACCAGCTCAATCGCGTTGAACAGTGCACCCATGCTGTCGTTGTAGATCACCAGCGTGCCAAACTCCCAGCGCACGATCTGGCCCCAATGGTGACCGGTGTCTTGCACCAGGTAGCCGATGGCGCTGGACTGCGGGTCTCCCACCAGCCACTTATCGTAGGCCCAGACGAAGTTGCGCGCGCGGTACTGGCTGAAGCCGGACTGGCTGGTGGTCAGGATGAACCAGACGGGAGTTTGTAGGGCCTCGCTCGCGGCGGCATCGTAGACCAGCGTGCGGTCTGGCAAGTGCACGTACAGGTGCTGATGCGACTTGTCGTTGCGCGCTTCCAGCTTGACGCCGGCAAGCTGCTGCTCGGTGTAGCCCAGCAGGATCTGGTCGATCTCTTGCGTGCTGATCTTGGTCGCCGTGGCGTTCGCGCCCAGGTAGAGACCCGGAGCCTCGTTGCGGCCACTACCGATGAAGGCGATGGTCTCCAGGTAGACGCAGCACGCGAACGTGCCCACCACGCCCTTTTGAATCTGTGCGCCGTCGATGCGTTGGAACGGGAAGAAGTCGCCGCCCACGTTGTCGAACACCTCGATGGTGTTGCGGTTGAGCGCATAGACCTCATTGCGCAGCTTGAGCAGCGCCACGACGGGATCTGGATCGGCTTCCGAGCTACCGTACTTGAGCGGATTGACCTGCGTCGGGTCGGATAGCTCGGTGACCACGAGGAACTCGCCGTCGGTGGTCATGAAGTAGCCATCCACCCAGCACATGTCCAGCACCGTGCCTAAGTCAGGGTCGGTGACTTGCGTCAGGGTTCCATTCCAATAGAACAGATTGCCGCCAGACGCAATCGCCAGCCGGTCAAAGCTGTAGTCAAACGTCACCAGGCCAGAGCCGCCCACGTCACCCAGAACCGTGACGGCTCCATTGCTGGCCACGGTCACGAGTTTGGTTCCCATGACCCGATAGCAGACGCCCTGCCAGTTGACGCCGCCCCTGTCGATGCCTGGGCCGGTGCCGTTTTGCAAAATCCCGTCAGCGGGTCTCAAAAACCCATTACTGACGCCTGACTGCTTCGGCACTGGAATCAGATTGACCGGGTAAGACGTGCGAAGGTCTGGCCCATTGTCCGTGTAGATGCCGTTAAGAATGGGGATTTGCATAATGTGATTGTATGGATCAACCGCCCTATCGGGTATCTGGATGCGCCTGAAGTCTGAGCCGCTCCGCATTGTACGCCTGCTGGCAGTGGTTCTTCTCAATCGGACGGAACAGCCAGTCGATGATCGGACGCCAGAATCTGCCCCAGAAATGGCCGCGCAGCTCAAGGCGATAGGCCGCGCTGCTCAAGGTCTCATCCGGGTAGCAATTGCCCAGCGTGATGATGACGTAGGAGAGCTGGTCGAGCGCGATCAGGAGGTTGAGCATGCGGCGTTTCATGCGGAGTCCATCGGCGGTTTAATCAGCTTCAGACCCAGGCTTTCCAGCGCCGCCTGCGCATCGCCAAAGCGCACCAGGCGCGGCCATGTCACGTCGTTGACGGATCTAGTCAAGCTCCTCGTCAAAGAAGAAGCCACTACTGACGTAGTGGGTGGTGACAGTTCGATCCGCGAAGTCCGCGTAGGCCGCAGTGAACAGACCTGGGAAGTCAGCCTGCGCTGCTGCTTGGTCTGCTGCTTGGATGATGACTGTGGCGAAAGTTGAAGATGACATTGGTTCTCCTAAGTTAAAACACCTGCACGGCACCATAGTACATGGCCGACACGGGGGCAGAGCCATAATAGGCAGCGGTGACATTGATGTTCCCGTAATACACCTGAGATGATCCTGCTGGCGCTGCCGTGAAATACACGTTCAGGTTGTTTCCGCCGTCAACTGAGTTTGCGCCTACATAAAACTTGTTGGTAGTAGGGATTTCAATATCCTTAACGCTCAGGTAGTCGATTCCGCTGGTTTGATTCGCGAGCGATATGGTCCTCCGCGTGCCTGCGAAGGTACTCACAACAGTGACTGTGTTGCCAGAGGTACCCGTTATAGACCAAGTACCCACCGTCTGATCTGAGGAGAGCGAGATAGTGTGCGCTACAGTCTTTGTAGACGCTAGTTCCGTAAAGGTATTTGCTCCAGATATCGTTACTGTAGACGTACCTGTGCTACCACCAACAGTGAGCTTGTTGTAGGACTGGGCCCCGCCGGTAAACGCCCTTGCCGCAGTTCCAGTGTAGCTGAGAAGTATGTCCGCAGTACCTTTATTGAGGGTAAGTCCGGTACTTGAGACGTTCCAAATAGACCCCACCCCACTGAGCGCCCATAACCCAGACCCCATAAGCAGGGTTCTGGTATCGCTTACGCTTGAAGCAAACGAACTGCAAGTTACGTTGTAGTTTTTAGCGTCAATTGTTCCTTGCGTGAGCGTAAGGCTGTTTGACGACAAAAGCGCGGAGCCTAGCTGAAATGTCCCTAGGGGCTTGTCTACGGCGATAGGGAACGTAGTGGACGCGCCGTTAGGCCTAAAAGTTTGCGTCCCTCGCCCCGAGAATGTCACCGCCGCAGCACCAGAGACGGTTACGCTTGAGCTAAGGAAGAAGCTAGCGTATATGGTACAGGCGTTCATACTGATAGCTATCGCATTAGTGCGGTTAGAAAAGTCTATCCGCCCCATGCTGTAAAAGCCGAAGCTTAGCGTGCCAGACGGGGTGCAGTTATTGTCTACGATTGCGGTGTCTTGCGCCAGCGGAAAGTTGAGCGCGCTGGGTGTACCGCCAGGAGTAAGCGCCCAGTCGGCTGCGCCAAAACCCCAGACCGTTCCAGAGCCAACCCTATATACTGTTTTTGGGGATGGGAAGTTAATACCTGTGTTGTTTCCGCAATCGCCCGCGTAGGCTGGGGTGGCCCCAGCAGCCGCCCCAGAAAGCGTTATGTCTCTGAAATCACAATAATCCGCGCTTATAGCATTAGCAATAATAGTGCGTGCAGTGCCTACAAGATCGGAAAATAGCCCGCAGCGAGTGCCTATTGAAGTACCTACACAGGTTAGGGTCCCATTGATAATCTGAGCGCCGCCAAATATGAAAAGAGATAGTCCGGCCCCTAAGTTAATAGACAAATTGTTGAACGTGTTCCCGCCGTCGAAAATAGACCTAGTTGTGGTACTGGTGTTGGAGAACGCAACATTGTAGAAGGTCCGCCCGCCTCCAACCAGTGAAGCGCCAGCCCCAGACAGCGTTATCTGTGACGTCCCGGCGTTAAATGTCAGGTTTGAGGGTGTTCCAAAAGTTACGGGCACACCCGTACTAGATAGCGTTACACTACTGGATTGAAGTCGAATAGTGCGCGGAAGAGAACCGCTGGAGTTTAGAGACTGCGCGGAAACAGCATACCCTGCTGTGTCAAAAGTGCCAGAGGTAATGGTGATCGCCCTACTTGTGGCAGTTAGCGCATCCCCTAGCGTTAGAACAATACCTACGCCGTTTACAGTGAGTGCTGAGAACGTCTTACCGGCTGTGATGAGCGTCCCCGTGCCAATGATTGTGACAGTTCCACTATGGGAATACGTCATACCAGCAGATAGCGTTACGCTACCAGCGACTGAAATCGAAGCAGTGCCCGTAATAGTCCCGGTAAACCCCGTGCAGGTAATAGACTTTGCACCGGTGTTACCCGTAGCGATCGTGACTGTGCCGGTAGAAACTCCATCAAAGTAAACGTCATCCGCCGTAGTCGGCACAGGCGCACCGCCAGCCCCGCCAGACGTAGCTGCCCATTTCGTACCAGCAGTACCGTCCCATGAGGCCGTACCCCCAACCCAATATCTTGCGGCCATAGTTATACCCCCTCTGGTTCGCTAGCTCCCGGATCGTTAGCCGGGGGATTTTCTACCATAGACAGCCAATTGCTCAACCTATCAGCCTGCATCGCATCAATTTGGTCTTGAGTATACCCATGCGATTCGGGTAGATACAGCGCATCGCGGAATACACCATACTTAGTGTCGAACGAAAAGTCAAGTTTCAGCATGATCAGGCGATGATATAGAGGGTGTTGGGGTCTGGAGAACCGGGCAGGGATGCCACGACGGAAACCTTGACAAGTCCACCACTAAAGAGCGGCAAGTCACCGCTCCCTAACAGGGTCGTGCTGTTCACAGTCTTGATGCTAGTTCCGGAAACCAATGTAGTCTGCAGGCCGCTGCGAACGTCGGTGATAGTCGCCTTAGCGTTAGCGCCGGACTGGACCAAAGGAACCAGCTCGGTGCCAGCCAGAGGGGTCGTAGCGTTAGGCAGGGCGGAAATTTTGGTGTCAGCCATTATCAGGACTCCAGAAGGATCAGTTCGCCACTCTCAAGCAGCAGGGCGCTGCCGTCTTCAAGCAGCAGGTTGTCAGTGTCGATGGGTGGCGGAGGCGATTCACTAGGAAGCGCCTTGAAAAACCTAGCACGATCACGGCTGCGAGTCAGCGGCAACATGGTTACATCCCCCGCCCAGGAATGATGTGAATGGAGCCGGTGCCGGATGCGGTGATGTAGGCCACAGTGTTGTCATCTCGCGCCTTGCTCAGAGACACTTGCGACCTAGGCACTACCGGATAGTCGGCAGTGGTGGCCGTTTGCGCTCCGGTACCGACTCGCACATAAGCCGTCACGGTATCGCTTAGGTTGGTCACGACGATGGCGGCGCTGCCCTTGCCAATCGTTGAACTGGCCGAACTGGTTCCCGGCGCAACGGTCACGCCTTGGCCGTAAGCCGGGTTGAAAGTTTCGATGTCAGATGCCATGATGCTGTTTCCTTTGCTTAGGCGATGCGATACCACGCATTGGTGGACTGGACGTAGCGGATGCGGAAGAAGTCCTCAGCGCCCAGCGTGGTCGGGATGCCGTACAGGTTGGCAGCGCCGTTGGCGTTCATGCTGAATGCCGTGATCTGCTGGGTCGTCGTGACTAGGATTTCGGTTCCGTCCGGAGTGCTGGTGTTGAGCGGCAGCGTGATGGTGCCAGTCGCCAGCGTGCCAACCGGCGTTAGCAGCATCCACTGAAACGCGGTCGGCGTCGGAACTGCGATGTGGAAGCCAGTGCCAGGCGTGTAGAGGTTGGTGGCCATCGTGGGCGAGGCGAATTCGTCCTCGAAGTAGGCCAGCAGCGCGTTGATCGGAAGGCGTCGCGCGTCGCCGTTGACGGTGTTGTAGACCGGCAGCTGGTCTGCACCGGTTACGGTGTCGAGCAGCGCCAGTTGATTGATGGTGGGCATGGTCTTATCCTTCAGTTGTATTCGATGTCGCCATCCTGGCCAGCCAAGACGCCCTCTTCCGGCCTGCGCAGGAATGGGTTATCGTAGAGCCTCCACGGCTTGTTGCCAGCGCCTGCCGGCATTGCGCCTGGCATCTGCTGCTCTGCCGGCGTCGTGGCGCGGCTCAGGAGCGTTTGATAGGCGTTGCGCGCCACGGTCTGCGTCTGCGGCATCACTTGTTTGCCGTAGCTCGGGGCCAAGCGGATCGCTAGGTTGGTGATGATGGCCTCGTTCGCGCTGTCGGGAACGCCGGTCTCGGCGTTGATGTTGCTGTTCTCTGGGCTGCTCGGGATCGGATAGGCCAGTCGGATGCCTTTGCCGTTCCAATCCGCCATCATGGCGTCAAGTCGGCGCAGCGCGGATTCGATCTGCTGCGGTTGCAGGTCAAAGACGTAGGCGGCTAGGCCGATTTCCTCGAATGCGGCCTGCACGAATTGCAGTTTGCTGTAGCCCATACGTCATCCTTTCAGTGCGGCCTCGATGCGCTTGAGCAGTAGCGCGTCGCCGGTGCGGCCATCAAACTTCAGGCCAAGCTCTCGGGCCTTTGACTCCATCTCGGAGCGCGTCGGAGGTGCTGCATCGTCGCTGTCTTGCGCCGGCTCAGGCTGTGCCTGATTTTGCCCGATAACGGCCGGCTTGTGGTTATCTTTTGGATGACGGGCGGACTCGATGGCGGCGGCCTTGCTGTCGTGCCAGCCATCGCACAGCGCCGCGTGATGCTCGGCTGCATCGTGGACGGTCTTGCAGCCCCAGGTCGGGGCCCTGGCCGTTGTCTGGTACGGCCCAGGGCTGCAATAGACGTGGCAAGGGTAGATCACTTCTTGGCCTTCTTCGGTGCCTTGGACGGCTTGCCAGCGGCTTTGGCGGCGGTTCGCGCCGTAGACAGCGCCACGGCCACGGCTTGCTTTTGCGGCATGCCGGCTTTCATCTCTTTTGAGATGTTCTTGCTGATGGATTTCTGGCTGTAGCCTTTGGTCAGGGGCATGGTGGCTCTCCTATGGAAAAAAAGGGGCCAAAGCCCCTTTGCTGCTCACTCGGTCATCACTGGCCGAAGATCAGAACACCGGCCATTTCTGGGTTCTTGCACACCACGCCAAACAGGGTGTCAAGGCGATACTTGGTGGTCATGGTGTCGATGTCGTAGAACTTCTGCATCACCAGTTCCACACCCTGATCGGTCGATGCGCGCAGGATGGCAGCGCCGCTGTCGGTCGGGACGGAGTAGCGGCCGGGCAGCAGTTCGATGGCGTCGCGCTGCCAGAACGGGTTGACGTTGCAGGCGTTGTCGTTGAGCCAGTTGATGGTGGCGGTCGCAGAGGTCGAAACCACTTCGATGTTCTTGTACTGCAGCTCGGCGTCGGTCGGGCTGGAGTTTGCGCCAATCATCGGAGGGCTGATGGTCATGGTGGTGCCGGAATCAACCGAGATCACGCGGAAGGTTTTCGGCTGGCCGGTGGAGACCTTGGTGATGTGGTGGACGGCCTCGATACCAGGGATGGTGAACGCATCGCCAGCGACCACGCCAGTGGTGGTGGAGACGGTCACTTGCTGATAGCGGTTGTCCACGTTCAGCACGCCAGCGGTCGAGCTGGTGGTGGCGCGCGGGACGAAGCGGACCTGAGCGCCGTTGGTGGCGATGGTCACGGCAGTGGCTTGCGCGGCCAGGCGGGTTGCGTAATCCAGCTTGTAGGTGTCGAAACCAGCCACCATGCCGACATAGCTGCGCTCGTAAGCACGATCCGACTTCTGGTTGCCGAAGCTGCGGGTCGCGGCGGCCAGGTTGCCAGCCAGGCCGTTGTAATCGCGGCTGGAAAGCGCCAGGTAGCGGTCATAGTTCGGGACGCCTTGCTCGTTCATGATGGTGTCGCACAGGGCCACATCGTCATAGTCGCCAGCAGCGCCGGAGACGGCGACAACCAGGGTGCCTTGCAGGGCGGCGACGTTGTTGACGGCGACGTTGATGTCGCTGGCCAGCTTCTGCTTGGCGGCGTCACCCAGGCGGCCTTCTTGCAGCGCGTCGCGCAGTTCCTTGGCGTTGAGCTTCCATGCGCTGGTCTTGCTGAAGCCCAGGGTGGCCGGGACGGCAAGCTGCGTCATGTCGTCGTAGTTCGATGCGATCGAGCTGCCGACGGTGCTGTTGAAAGACTGAGCGATGTAGGGCATCGGACGCCAGATGGTGTCGCGTGCGCGCTCCATCGTTTGCGCGTCGGTGTTGTAGACGGAGACGGCGCGGCTCAGGACGAGAGCGTCGTTGAAGCCTTCGAGGATGTCCTCGAATGCGACGATTTCTTCTTTGGAAAAGGCGTTAGCCATGATGGTTTCCTTTCAATGGTTCAAGATGCGTCACGCTTTTGGCGCTTGTACGCCATGACCTTCGTCATGTCGCCTGTTTTCAGCGCTTCGGCGCGTAGTCGTTCCAGCGTCGAATCCACTGCGCCAGAGACGCGAGCGGTTCCGCTGATGGTCTTTTCGGGCGGCGGTGCTGCCTTGCGTTGGGTCACTTTCAATTCTTTCTCCAGCTTCGCAACCGCAAAGGCAAACTTCACGGGATCTTTAATTGACGCGATCTCTTTCGCTTTCGCAGGGTTCTTGCCGAGCGCGTAGATCACCAGGGCAGGGTTGTCCGCGCCTTGCACCACGATGCCTTGTTGCGTGACATCGAAGATTTCCTGGGCCAATGCCTCGGCGTCCTCAAAGTCGCGTACTTTCAGCTCGGCTTTCGCCTTGCCATAGGCATCCAGCCTGGCGGCCCATGCGTCACGCTGCGCCTGTTCGGCTTGGCGTGCCTGCTCGGCTTGTGCCTCGGTCTGGCGCTTGCGCTCGTACCACTGCTCCAGCGCGGCCTCGTAGCGGTCGGAGTCGTAGTCGTGATCCTCCAGGCGTGGCTTGCGTCCTAGCTCAACTGGCTTGTTCTCAGTCTGAGCAGTGGACTGCAACTTCTGCTCCAGTTCACGAATGCGCTTTTCCTTCTCTCGGTTGGCCTTTCGCAGCTCGCGCACCCATTCCGGCGCATGAGTCTTTTCCTCTTGAGGCGGCGATTCCTCTCCGATGGACACGATCACTTCGTCATCGGTCTGATCGTCAGTCTGGCCCGCATCCTCTGCCTCGGCTTGTGCCGCTGCGTCGTCGTGCTGCTCATCCTCAACGATCTCAACCTCTGGCGATTCGATTTGGTCCTCGTTTTCTGCCTGTTGCGTCATGTCTTCATCCCATCATCTCGCCCATTGAAACGGTGGGCGGTGGCCGTTGGTGCTTATATCATATTCGATTGTGGCATTTGTTGCGATTGATTCGCCACAGCGCCGCCAATCTCACGCGCCATATTCAGCGCGTGATCGGTAGAGTCCATATCGACTTTCGCCAGCGTCTCGACGGTCTTGGCACGGCTCAATTCGGCATCTGCCACGGTCTTGACGGTATTTGCGCGAGCCTGTGCGGCCTTTGCCACGGCTTCTTCTGCTGCGGCTTGCAGGTATATCGCATTCGGGTCTTGCGGCTGGTTTTGATCCTGCGCTGCCATCATGGCGGCCTCTTCCTCGGTCGGCTTGATGACGCCCATGCTCACCAGTCGCTTGCGGAAGAACTGGCGCACGTCGCCGATGCCTTCGCCTTCCATGTTCATCATGGCCATCGCTTGCAGGACTTGCTTTGTCTCTGGATCGTCGCTGATCTGGAGCATGCCGGTCAGCGCGCGCACAGTGGCGGCACGCTTGCTGCTGCTGCTCGGGCCGACTTCCACGGCAACGTCGAACTTGGCCTCGCTCAGGTCGTTCTCGATCACGACTGCGCCGGTCTCTGGGTCAATGGTCGGGCGCATGAGGTCGATGCTGCCGACTTCTCCATTGTCTCCCATCGTCTTCATCTTGCGGCCTTCCTCGCCGTAGACCTCGCGCGCCATGCTCAACCAGATCTCGCCGCAGCGCTTCATGCCCTTGCTGAAGTTGGACATGTAAATGAAGGTCTGCATGTCCAGGCGCTGCTGGATCATGTCCACGGCCTTGCCGCTGATGTTGCTCACCACCTGGTCCGCTCCGGCCGGATTGCCCAGGATGTCTTGCATGTCCTGCTCGGTGATCTGCAGCAGGCCTGCCAGTGCAGGCGGAATGGCTGCACTGCGCGTGTATGCCACGGGGCCGGCGACTTGCTGCTGGCCAGTGGCATCCGTGATCGGGTTGATCAGGAGATACGGATAGTCCTTGATGTTGTCCTCGGCCCACATGACCTGGTGGCCGGCGACCTGCTCAGGCGTAAGGATCGGCTTCTCGACGCTGGACAGCGCGCTGATCTCTCCCAGCTTGGAGAGCTGCATGTTCTTCAGGCGCTGCGCGTCTTTCGCCAGCCTGACATGGCCCATGCACCGCTCGATGTTGTCCACGAACCAACGCTTCCCGTACACCGGCACGATGGGGATGCACTTGCCGGCGATGTAGCCAGCGTCCTCCAGCACCTTGCCACCGCTCAGGATGTATTTGTGAACGCGGCGCACCTTGTAGCGCTTCTGGCGCACCTCAATCGTGCCGACGGCAGCGAGCGCGTCTTCCAGCTCTGCATCGTCCTCGAAGTCGGACTGGCGGTAACGCTCTTCCTCGCCCGCGATGTTGCGGAAGATGCGCACCAGCTCGGACTTTTCCTCGACGCGGTAATACTCGGCGACGTAGACGACATCCGGCGTGCACCAGTCAAACTCGTTTTGGTAGATGACCTTTGGCCAGTCGCTCGGATCGTCTCCCCATGTGTCCTTGTACGCCTCGCGCGTCATGCTGGTGATGACGAAGCAGCGTTTGGCGTCGGACTTGTCCTGGCGCTTGGCTTCCAGATCAAAGAACACCGAGCTGTCAGCGTCGTAGATCGGCTCGATCTTGATCCGCTGACGGTCGTCGTCCGGGTCTTCGTCGTCCTCGTAGACGGTGCGCAGACGCCACGCGCCAAAGCCGCCGCCCACAGCCTCCTCGAAGGCGTTGTCGTAGGCTTCATCGGCCACGCTGTCCTGTTCATCGGCGCGATAGAGGCCGTCGCACGCATCGGCCAGCTTATCGTACTCGTCGCCATCTTTGCTGGTGAAATCAACCGTGATCCGGTTCTGTCGGTACTCGTTGATGATGCGAATGACGGACAGGTGAATCTTGTTCACCTCGAAGCGCGGCTTGTTCTCGAATTGCTGCCCCAGTGGACCTTCCCATTGGCTGCCGGCCAAGCTATAGAAGCGGCGATCCGCCAGGCATTGCAAGCGTTCATCTCGCAGCGCGGATTGGATGTTGTCAAATTCTGCCAGTGCCTCGGCGTGGATATTGGCTAGGCGTTGCTCTTTGCTGATTCTGGCCATGTCTTTTCCTGTTGATTGGCGCGATTGTCTCACCAGTGGCGCACTGTCGGCAATGGCGTCACATTGGCCTGTTTCAGTGCTGGCATGCGTTGCGCCAGATTGATGGCGTCGAACATCGGATCGAGCTGGTCATCGTGCGCTCCAGACGGGAACGCGCTCACCTCGGCCAGCAGGTCAGATAGCCACGGCGCATCCTCTGGCAATGCGACGTTGCCTGACTCGATAAACGGGGCCGCGTCGTATCCCCGGCTGATCTTGTCCTTGTTGCGCTGCACCGGTACCACGGGGATTCCCTCGCGGCGCATGGTCTGAATCAGGCCCGTGCCGCTCACCTTGTCCTCGACGTACAAGCCGCGCAACGTGGCTGCACGGTAGACCGGCAGCGGGTCGTTTAGATGCTTGATCCAGAAGGCGCGAACCTGCGTCAGCAGCTCAGGCGCTTCCCACTTGCCGCGCAACTGATCCAGCAGCACGGCCTTTCCAGTCGTTGACCTTCCCCAGCACTGCACCACGCTGAAGTCGTTTTGCTCGGCCGTCTTTTGTGCCGTGTCGGCTGTGATGAATCGGAAGTCCAGCGCAGGCGGAACGATGCCGCGCCAGTAGGTGAACCAGGCCGTGTTGATGATGCCGCCACCACGCGGTGCTGGTCTCTGCTGCAACTGTCCTGCCGTTCCATAGCTACCCAGTGTCTTTTCCAGCTCACGCACCTGTTCTTCGGCGAAGCGCTCAGGGAACATCAGCTCGCCCTCAGTCGTGCGCGGATCGGTCCAGCCGATGGCCGTGGTGCAGCGCCTGTCAGGCTCGAAGCGCATCGGAATGCACAGATGAACGTAAGGCAGGCCCATGCTCAGGATCACGCCGGATACGTCCTTCTCGTTGAGCCGCTGCATCACCACCACAATGGCCGACTTCTCGGAGTTGATCCGCGTCGGCAGCGTCTCGGTGAAGGCGATGCGCGTGGCCTCCAGCTTCGCTTCGCTGTTGGCCGCGTCAGCGCTAGACGGGTCATCCAGAATCACTCGATCACCGCGCACGCCCGTCATGCTGGTGAAGCTGCGCGCCTGCCGCACGCCCTTGTGCACGTTGCCGAACTCGCGCTTGCCGTCAAGGTCGGCCGCCAACTCCAACGGCCACAATCGCTGATACCACTCTGACTTGATCAGGTCGCGGCATTTGCGGCTGTCGCGGATGGCCAGCGTTTCCTCGTGTGCCGTGCCGATGAAGCGCATCTCAGGCATGTTGCGCGGACCCCATTCCCACGCCGGCCAGATCACGCCGGTCAGCAGCGACTTCATGGAGCCTGGGGGCACGTTCATCAGCAGGCGCGTGATGCGGCCATCTGTGACAGCCTCCAGGTGCAGGCATATCGCATCAAGCGCCCATCCCCATTTCAGCTCTGCCGCAGGCTCCAGCACGCGCCAGGCGCGCTTGGCGAACTCTGCCAGACTACGCCGGCAAAGCTCGCGCTCAACCGCGTCGATGTCAGCCTGCGTCAGTTGCATCCTTGGCCGCCATGATCTGCGCCAGCACGTCCGTCGATAGTTTGCTGGCGTCAATTGTCTGCTTGACCTCCAGCGGGTTTTCCTTGTCGCCAGCCAGCGCCAGCCGGTCGCCGTACTTTTTGGGGTTCCACTTGGCCAACAGCTTCATGCGCTGCTCGGCTCGATTCTTCAGCCACGCCACGTGAGCAGAGTCGATTCGTTCGCTGGAACTATTCTCACTGGTCGTGACTGCCATGTCAGGCTGCGTGTCGATGATCTCCAGCGTCTCATCGGCAATGCAGTCAGCGCCAATGTCACGCGCGCGTGCGAAGCGTTGAGCGAACTCTTGATCTTTCTCCATCCACAGATACACGGTCGAGTAGTGAATCTTGTTGTCTCGGCACCATTGCCGCAGCGTCTTACCTTGCGAAATCCACTGACAGATGTCATCGACTTTGTCTGACGGCACAGGCTCAGGGGGTCGGCCAATTTTCTTGGGTTTCTTGGTTGCCATCAAAAACCTCCACTGCCACGAGTGCAGGTAATGCTTCCATCAGCGTTTTTGTAGCAGCGCGTGGTCTGGGCCTGGGCCGAAAACGCCAGCAAAGCGGCTGTGATGACGATGATGGCTTTCATGGTTGCCCCCGTGCAAAAGTGTGAAATTGTGGTCATGCTGCATTTTCCTCCAATTCGATGAGCTTGTCCAAATAGTGCCTGGCCTTGCGCAGGTCGTCGACGCCCCCCTTGTCACGCCATCGGCTGACGTACTTGACGATGTTGCCCTCGAAGTAGCCAAGTTGGTTGGCTGCGATGAAGTCCCAGGGCTGAATAGTCTTGGCCTTGTAGTGCTGGCCGCCGATCTGAACATCGTTGGCTGTGACTGCCAAACGCAGATCGTCAGCAGCCTGGCGCAGCATGTTTGGATCGCCATCTCCGATCGCATGTTCAAGCCTGTCAAATTCTCTTTGCATTTGAGTGCTCATGTCAGTGCTTCCTAACTTTCCTGTGGATAACTTTTCCCTGTTTTCCCGCATCCCGGTGCCCCTACTGCCCCTACCCTATAGGGTTTAGGGGCGGGGCGGGGCGATTTTCCGGGCTTTTGCCCCTAACCCCTAAAAACCCCTAGGGGCAGTCAGGGGCGTTTAGGGGCGATTTTTGGGGGCATTTTTCTGCATCAGAAGTGCGCTCGCGTGCGTCTCGTTGACGAAGATCCAGCCGTGCTCGAACGTCTCCAGCGTGCCTGCATTGAGCAGTTTCGCGATGATTCCGTCCGGCCTGCTGGCCTCGGTTTTGTTCTTGGCTGTGCGCTCCGACATGCCGTCCTTGACCAGCAGATCGCGCAGCGCCGACCGACTGATGTATGGTGAACCCTCACGCTCTTCAGCGCCGGATGCCCACCAGGCACGCTCAACCGTGCGCACGTTCTCGTCGTGCTTTGTTGGTTTTTTGTGTGGTTTTGTGGTGCTTGCCTCCTCGTCTGGAACGGCCACGCAGGTGGTGGCTGCGCCGCCGAACTTGGTTGTCCCCATCTCGATCACCTCCAGCCGGAAGTAGATCGTCTCGCCCTTGCTAGGCAACTCGCGCTGCTTGGTCACCGAGACCGATCGCACGCCGTCTTTCTCACTGACCTCGATCTCGGTGTCGATGTGGGCACGGATGCCGGACCAGCCTCGTGCACCTCTGGCTGCGTCTTTTCCGTTGTGGTGGATAATCATCATGGCAGCGCCCGTGGCGGTGGCCACCTGGTCGAATCTGGCCATGACTGGCCCCATGTCTTCGCCGCTGTTCTCGTTGGCTCCTGCGCTCATCCTGGCCAACGTGTCGCCAATGATCAGGCGCACTGGCTTGCCTTTGATCTGCTCAATCGCCCAGACCATCTTGATGACGTCGTGGGCGTCTTGTGCGCCAGCGTAGAAGTTCATCGGGACCGGCACCATGGCCAGGTTCTCCAAGCTGCAGCCGTAGAACTTCTTGATGGCCTGCATGCGCGATCGGATGCTTGCCGGTGCCTCGCTGGCCAGGTAGACCACCAGGCCTGGGTCTGTCTTGCGGCCGTAGCAGTCGCTGCCGGTGGCGATCGCTGTGGCCACTGACAGCGCCCAGAAAGTCTTGCCGGAGTTGCTGTCGCCGTAGACCACCACCGAGCTTCCGATTGTCATTAGGCCTTCGACCAGTTCGTCTGGTGCCTCGTAGTCCTCGCCAAGCTGGTCACCGAAGACCACCTTCAGCTTGTCGATCACTGCCGTGCCAGTTGGCTGCACCAGCAGGCTTGTCAGGTCGTGGCCTGCCTGAGCATAATCATTCGCATCCATGCCTTCGATCGGAGGCATCACCACGCGCACGCCATACTTGGCACTGGCCTGGTCGGCATACTTCTGGCCGACGCCGTGCTTGTCGTGGTCGGCCACGATGACGATGTCCTGCGCATTGCCGTACATCTCACGCAAGCTTGCGGTCACCGGGACAAGGCTGCTGGCGCTGTAAGAAACAATGCACGGCCTGCCTGTTGTCTCGTGGATCGTGGCCGCTGTGGCGAACCCCTCTGCCACGTAGATGGTGCCGGGTTCGTCCATCGTCCCGACCATCCAAAACTTCCCACCGGCCTCTGCGCCTGGGTGGTAGAGCTTCCCACCTTCGTTGTCGATGTACTGCAGCGAGCACAGGGTGCCGTCCTGGCCGAAGAGTGGAAGCATCAAGCGGCCGTCGCCTGTGATCCGTGCGCCGTGTGGTTGTACGCCCCTGCGCTTGAGGTATGGGTGCTCGGCATTGGCCGTCGATGCCTGGCTCCAGATCGCCGCCACTGTGGTTTCGGCCACCTCGTGCTGCTTCTCCAGGGCCGCATCGCGCAGTGCCTTGGCCTCGGCCATGCGCCGCACGTGCGCCATTTCCTCTGCCGGTGAGAACTGCCTGCCAACATCGGCACGCCAGGGCGACTCCAGCCCCATGCGCCAGCATCCGAATCTTCCTGCTGGGATGCCGTCCCCGAACACCACGTACCAACCTGACTTGTCTCCTGCCTTGGCACTGCCCTTGGTGCCCGATCGAAACCGATGCAGCTTGCCGTCGAGCACCACGTGATCCGGTGGCTCCAGCCCGGCATTCCTGATGGCATCGATGAGTTGTTCTTCTGGCGGGGCAATGCGCCTCTCTTGCGGTGGTGACCAAGGCCCACCGAGCACCTGGGACAAGTCAGCCATTGATCGTGGCCTCCCTGCGTGTCAGGTAGTCCGACAGCGCCTTGACCGTCTCGTACAGAGGCTTGGAATCCTCCTGCATGAACCTGTAGACCGTGGCCGGATGGATGCCAGCGTTCTCAGCGACCCGCTTGAGGTTGGCATCCCTCAGCCTGTCCTTGATCTGCTCAATAGTCATCATAAATCGCACCTCTGAAACTTTATTTGCGGGAGTGCTTGCACTGTACCAGAAAACCCGGTACAGTTGCAACCACTGCACGAACAGAACTTCCTGAAGGTGCAGCACACAAGGAGCCAACATGGCTATTTCTCTCAAGCGCACTAGCGCACTTCACGCCGAGGGCGTAAAGCTATTGGTCTACGGCCAAGCCGGCGCTGGCAAGACCAGCCTTATCAAGACGATGCCGGCCCCAGTGGTATTGTCTGCCGAGGGCGGACTGCTGTCCATCCAAGACGCCGACTTGCCTTATATCGAGATCAGCGACATGGCCACGCTGCGAGAGGCTTACTCGTGGCTGGCGCAGTCCGCCGAGGCGCGCGAGTTCCAGTCGGTTGCGCTCGACTCCGTCAGCGAGATCGCTGAGGTGGTGCTCAATGCCGAGAAGAAGGCCACCAAAGACCCACGCCAGGCATACGGATCCATGCAGGAGCAGATGGCCGACATCATCCGCGCATTCCGTGACCTGCCGGGTCGCCATGTCTACATGAGCGCCAAGCTCGAAAAGACGCAGGACGAAATGGGCCGCGTCCTCTACGCCCCGTCCATGCCAGGCAACAAGACCGGCCAGCAACTGCCGTATTTCTTTGACGAGGTGCTGGCGCTGAGAGTCGAAAAGGACGGCGAAGGCAACACGCAACGCGCCCTGATGTGCGACTCAGACGGCCTCTGGCTGGCCAAGGATCGCAGCGGCAAGCTGTCCGCATGGGAAGCGCCAGACCTGGGCGCAATCATTGCCAAGATTGGCGGTGCAGCATGACCCTGCCAGATGACCTCAACCAACTCAGCCAGCTTTGGCTGGCGGCCAAGGCCGAGGAACGCGAAGCCGTCGAGCATCGCCGCGCCATCGAAGACCGCCTGAAGTCCATGATCGGCATTTCCGAGACGATGGAAGGCGTCGAGACTGCCAGCCCGGGTCACTTCACCATCAAGGTTACGGGCCGCATTGATCGCAAGGTGGATGCCGATCTGGTGCAGGAGATCGCTGCCGAGCATGGCCTGTCCGACCATCTGGCGCAGCTTTTCCGCTGGAAGGCCGAGATCAACATGACGGCATGGAAGAATGCCGACCCGAGCATCACGCGAGTTCTCGCGCCTGCAATCACGGCCAAGCCTGGCCGTCCTTCATTCACCATCACTCGCAAGGAGAAATAACCATGGCATTCCTCGGACAAACCTTTGACGCAAACGAACTGCCCCAGGGCAACGGTGGCAACTACGACCCGCTGCCGCCCGGCTGGTACACGGCCAAGATCACGAAGGCCGATTTGCAGCCGACAAAGGACCGCTCAGGCCGGTACATCAATGTGCGCTACGACATCACCGGGCCTTCGCACCAGGGCCGCGTGGTGTTCGGCAACCTCAACATCAAGAATGCCAGCGCCAAGGCCGAAGAGATCGGTCGCCAGCAGCTTGGCGAGTTGATGCGCAGCATTGGCCTGGCCAAGGTCACCGACACCGACCAACTGATCGGTGGTGACCTGCAGATCAAACTTGATGTGCGCGCCGCAACCGAGCAATACTCGGCACAGAACGAGGTCAAGGGCTTCAAAGCGATCACCGGCAGCGCGCCGACCTTCGCAGCACCTGCAGCCTCCGCACCGGCTGCGGCCTCCGCGCCTGCCGCTCCAGCCAAGGCCACGCCGCCCTGGGCCAAGAAGTAAGGCGAAAAAATGCCCGGCCTCGCAAGAGGACCGGGCTGACAACTGCATGAAGGAGAGCCCGATGAAGATTCCTGAGCCAGAGCATAGCATCCAAGGGCTGATCGACAAACACCACGAGGCCCAGGCCGAACCGCCTAGGCCGCACATGGGCTGCAGCCAGTTGGGCCACCCATGCGACCGCTGGCTGTGGCTGTCCTTTCGCTGGGCTGTGCAGCCAAAATTCCCTGGCCGCATCCTGCGCCTGTTCCGCAGGGGCCAGATGGAAGAGGCCACCATCGTGTCGGACCTGCGCGCCATAGGCATGGATGTGCGCACCAGCAAGCAACAGGCGCGCGTGGACTTCGGTGCCCACGTGTCCGGCAGCATCGACGCCGTCATCGAATCTGGCGTGCCTGCAGCGCCCAAGAAACGCCACGTGGCCGAGTTCAAAACGCATGGCAGCAAGAGCTTTGCTGCCCTTGAGAAGGCCGGGTCTGTGGCCAGCGCCAAGCCTGAGCACTTTGTACAGATGCAACTCTACATGCACGGTCTGCAGATCGACCGAGCCTTGTATGTGGCGGTCTGCAAGGACGACGACCGCATCTACACCGAGCGCGTGCGCTACGAGAAGGATGTGGCCGAGAGGTACATCGAGCGAGGTCGGCGTCTAGCTTTGGAGGACCGCATGCCGCCGCCCATCAGCACCGACCCATCCTGGTACCAGTGCAAGTTCTGCGACGCGCACAGATTCTGCCATGACACCTTGACCACTCAGCACGTCAACTGCCGCACCTGCTCGCACAGCACGGCCAAGCCAGACTCTGCCTGGCGCTGCGAACGCCACAAGGCCGACGGCATCCCAGTCGAGTTTCAGCGCGCCGGGTGTGACTCTCATGTGCTTCACCCAGATCTGGTGCCGTGGCAACTTCAGGAAGGCCGCGACGAGTGGACGGCTGTCTACCTGATTGACGGCTACCCGGTGGGCAACGGGCAACCAGGCAAAGGCGTCTTCAGCAGCCGAGAGCTACTGGCAAACCCGAAAGCCTGCGCCAGCGATGATGCGTTTGTGGCCTCTATGCGCGCCGAGTTTGGCGGCAAGATAGTCGGGTGATGGCCATGCTGCGCGACTACCAACGCCGAAGCATAGACCGGCTTTACGACTGGTTCCGTGCTGGCAACGATGGCAACCCTTGCCTGGTCCTGCCGACCGGGGCTGGCAAGAGTCACATCGTCGCTGCGCTGTGCAAGGAAGCCTTGCAGATGTGGCCAGAGACTCGCATCCTGATGCTGACACACGTCAAGGAGCTGATCGAGCAGAACGCCGAGAAGATGCGCCAGCACTGGCCTGGTGCACCGATGGGCATCTACAGCGCCAGCATCGGCAAGCGCCAGCTTGGCGAGCCGATCACGTTTGCCGGCATCCAGTCGGTGCGTGACAAGGCCGCGCTGCTAGGGCACGTTGACCTGATCGTGATTGACGAGTGCCACCTTGTCAGCCACAAGGACGAGGGCGGCTACAGAAAGCTGATCGCCGCGCTGAAGGCCATCAACCCGGCGCTGCGCGTTATCGGCCTGACTGCAACGCCGTACCGCCTTGGGCATGGTCTGATCACCGACAAGCCTGCGCTGTTCGATGACCTGATTGAGCCTGTCACCATCACGGAGTTGATCGCAGGCGGCTACCTGTCCACGCTGCGCAGCAAGATCACCGGCGCGAAGCTATCAACGGATGGCGTACATCGTCGAGGTGGAGAGTTCATCGAGTCCGAGCTGCAAGCCGCAGTGGACACCGACGACCAGAACCGCGCCGTGGTGCAGGAGGTCTTGCGCTTGGCTGGTGACCGCAAGAGCTGGCTATTCTTCTGTTCCGGCGTCCAGCACTCCGAACACATCGCAGAGGTCTTGCGTGAGCACGGCATCACGGCCGAATGCGTGACTGGGGCCACGCCAAAGGCCGAGCGCGAGCGCATCCTGCGCGAGTTCAAGGCCGGCAACATCCGCGCCCTGACTAACGCCAACGTACTGACGACGGGTTTTGACCATCCAGGCATCGACCTGATCGCCATGCTTCGCCCCACCATGAGCGCAAGCCTATATGTCCAGATGGCCGGAAGAGGCCTGCGCATCGCCGAAGGCAAGACCGACTGCCTGGTGCTGGACTTCGCCGGCGCAGTGGAAACGCATGGCCCTATCACGTCGGTGCAGCCACCCAAGAAGGAAGGCAGCGGAGATGGCACAGCGCCAGTGAAGGCCTGCCCTGACTGCGGCGAGTTGGTGGCCATTTCCACGCGCGAGTGCCCCGCGTGCCTTCACCAGTTCCCGCCGCCAGCGCCAAAAGAAATGAAGCTGCGCGCCGACGACATCATGGGGCTGGAAGGTCACACAATGGAGCTAACCTATTGGTCCTGGCGTCGCCACACCAGCAAGACCAGCGGACAAGAAATGTTGGCCGTTACGTACTACGGCGCGCTGTCGGATCGTCCCATCACCGAATACCTGCCCGTGCTGAACATCGGCTATGCTGGATCCAAGTCAATGCGCGTCCTGCTGGACATGGCGGAATCTGCTGGCGCATCGCTGGCCGGTGCTGCCGACCTGGGAGGCGCTGACGGCCTGGATCACATCGCCACGGTGATGACGCATGCCAAGCCTCCAGAGTCCATCGAGTACCGCAAGGAAGGCAAGTTCTACCGCGTTTTGAATAGGAGTTGGGCATGACCGTAGAAGTACCATCGGAGGATCAGGAGCAGGCCCGTTTCGTGGCATGGTTCCGCCGCACATACCCTGGCGTGCTGGTCTTCGCCATCCCGAACGGTGGACACCGACACATTGCCACGGCCACGCGTTTGAAGGCCACCGGAGCCGTTCGCGGCATCCCAGACCTCTACATCCCGGCGTGGCGCGTCTGGGTTGAGATGAAGCGCCAGAAGGGCGGCAGACTGAGCGAGGAGCAGCGCCAGGTGATCGCCTACCTGACTGAGATTGAAGATACGGTGATCGTCGCGCACGGGTGCGCCGACGCCATTGCACACATTGAGGTGATGACCAAATGAACAAAGACCAGCAAGACTACGAAGCCGCCGTGCGCGAGCGTGATCGCCTGATTGCCTTCACCAGCAAGCCGCGCTGTGCAACGTGCATGTTGTTTGCCAACAACACCTGCGAGAAGTTCGGACCCATCCCACCAGAGTACCGGTACCAGCCCAACGACTGCGAACACTGGGACAACGACATCCCGTTCTAGCAACAAAAAACCCGCCGAAGCGGGTTTCCTGCTGATGGCGTCGACACGCCCGCCAAGGCCTATCACACCACCATCACGGCTGCGGACTGGCGCGACAGCCAAGCCGGCGAACCGGCCATCGTGGCGCTTGTAACCAATCCACATGCGTGATGCGTGACGGCGGCCAGGTTTCCCCCAACCCTGCGGTGTGTCGGCGCATTGCCGGTGTGTCGCTTTACCGTCACGCTGTCATTCTACCCACAAAAAAAGACCCGGCACAAGGCCGGGCAATGATGTCATTGGAGATCTAGCAGTGACTTCCCGATCGCTGCCGTCACATTATGCACGCATCCCCTTGACTACGGCAATCTTGGCGTTGTCGCGGATCACGATAGCCTTGCCAGTGACAATCTCGTGGATGGCCTTTGCGTCGGCCTTCACCATGTCACGCACGGTGACGACCTCCATCTGAGCGTCGTGCAGCTCCAGCAAGTCGTTTAGCGCCTGGCGCTCCTCGGCCTTCACCAGGAAGCGCTTGGACTGCGCTCCACGGTTGCACACGTCCAGCAGGGCCGCCTTGCCGCGAATCAGCACCTCGGCGTACTCCTTTCCGAAGCCTTGCAGCCACAGCGCCTCCACGGTGTTGTGCATGTGCACCAGCACGTCCATATCCCTGACGGTGGCGCGGCCTTGGCACAGCGCGGCCAGTGCGTCGCTGTTGGCAATGCGCTTGAGCATGGCCGTATCTTTGCTATCCATCATCGGCGTGACGCCGGCCATCGCATAGCTGATCGTGTCGCGGATCACTGGCTTGGGGCGGTAGGCCTTGCGTGGTTTCTTGCTGGTTGGCATGGTTACATCCTCATGAGTTGCGCGAACGGGCTGGAGAAATCCACCCATCGCTTGTTCTGTTTGATGAGCTGGACGGTGCGAGGCGAGCAGCCGTACTCCTCCGCGAGCTTGCGGACTGGCGTGGTGCTGTGCCGTATCTCCAGCGCTTGATCTCGCGTGAGCGGACTGCACTTGGCTTGCATCGTGGCGGCAATCTTGGCCGCGCGCACCGCGCCGCCATACGACGTAGCGCCGAGTTCGCGCATATGCTTACCCTTGCCGCGCTGCACCAGGTGCGCCGGATTGACGCATTGCCGATTGCCGCAGGCGCGGATCAGAAAGCAGTCACCGCGCGGCGTCTTGCCGGTTGCCAGCAGGTAGACCGCGCGCGAGACGGTGCAGCTCTTGCCACGAAAGAACATAGACGGTTCACCGTCGCCCGTGCATGCGCCGCACCACTCCCAACAGTCATCAGCCATGCGGCACTGCTCGCGGATGGTCTCCAGCGTAGTAAGCAGGCACCATCGTCCAGAGCGGTTGAGCGGCTGTCCTGGCTCCCAGTTCATGCGCGCCACTCCTGACCTTTGAGCGGCTGGCCGGCGAGTATGCCTCCACCAGCGCCTGCGAATAGATGAAGCTCATTCATGATTCTCCTTGGTGGTAGTGGCGCCGCCCGTCCAGGTCTTGAGCTTGCGCCTGCCGTAGAGCCGGATGAGTTGCTGCTCTCGACCCTTTGGCAGACCGCGTTTGCCCCACAGGCTGACGGTTCTGAAGTCAACACCGATGGCTGCGGCCAGCTTGCGCTGCGTGCCCTCGATCTCTATGGCGTGATGTAGGATGGTTTTCATGCTTGCATTGTAGTCCAAAAAAATCTACACGCAAGAGAAAAAAAATCTACAACATGGACGTTTTTTGATCTAAGATATAGGCACAGCAACACACAACGGAGCCACAACATGAACACCGCCAACATCACCGCCGCCACTTTGGTCAAGCTGCACACCCTGGCCATCAGCAAGCCCCTGAGCCGCGAATATGGCGAGGCACTGGCCCAGGCAATGCTTGAAGCCTCCGCACCGGTCAAGGCCAGCACCGCAGCCATCCGCCCTGGCAAGGTCGTGATGGTCAACGGCAAGACCCGCGCACGAGTCCTTGAAATCGCCCGCAACGGCGTATGGGTTCTGCGCAGCGCCACCGAAGGCGAGTGGATTCGCACCGGCCAAGAGCAAATCCGCGAACGCGTCAGCATCAAGACGCTGGCAGCCATCTAACCACCGGGCCGCAAGGCCCATCACCAACACACACAAGGAGCACTACACCATGCAACAGATCATCAACATCGGAGACGGCCAAGTGCCCGTAGTCGTGACGTACTACGAAGACGAGACCGGGCCGTTTGTCATCGAGGACGTGCGAGTCCTTGGCCAGCCGTGCAGCATCGTCGGCGTGTTCACATGGGAGCAACTCGACGACATCTCCGACAAGCTGGTGCCTGGCCACGCTGCGGCCATGAAGGAAGAAGAAGACGAGATGGCTATCTTCAGGAGTCTGCTGTGACGCATCACGACACAAGCAGCGGCATTAACAGCACCGCTTTCTGGTGCCGCCATCGCGGCTACTGGTGGAACGGCTGGGGCATCAGTTATGCAGGCGAAGGCCGCGTGCACCTGGCCGTGATCGACGACTTCGGAAACCTTGCCACCATTGGAGAATGAACATGAACCACAAGCTCAACATCGCAGTACTCACGCTGGGCATCGCCGCCCTGCTTGGTGCCTCCCACCTGCTGGACGGTCGCAGCGAGGCCGAGATGGCAGAAGCCGTTGCAGCGGATCTGCAAGACGCCAAGGCCGCAGCAGCGCGCCAGTCCGGCGAAGTCAAGCGAGAGTTGACCGCCATCGAGGTGATGGCGAAGTACAAAGACCTTGGAGCCGAGCAATGAACGTCGCCAAATCAAAACCATTCGACAAGACAAGCGCCCGCGCTCGCGTGTTCAGCGTGATCGCCAGAAAGCCCGGCATCAGCAGCGAGATAGTGCATACCTATCTCGAAGGCGTGACGGACAAGGCAGCGCGCAACGCCATCGGCGCACTGAGCCATGCAGGGTACATTGAGCGCCGTGGCGATCGCTCCGGCTTTGGCCAGTGGTACGCGGTCAGTGACCCCTACGGCGTGACAGATGGCTTGCCTTTGCGCGAGGCCAGCCAGCAACCAGCGCCAGCGCAGTTCGTCCACGACTTCTCGCAGCCGTACCGCCCTGGCGACTGGCGTAAAGCCGTTCCACTGCGACCCGGCGCACTGGATCATGAGAAGTGCCCGAGCCTGCGAGCAGAAGGCCGAGTGCCTTACGCTGGCGTCATTCTGCATCCAGTTGGAGGGAAGAGGAAATGAAGAGATGCTGTAACGGAGACTGCGAGCAGGGCGATAACTGCCCCGCCCGTGATGTCGTGCAGGAACTGACCGTGGCTCTCGCCTACGTTGCTGTGATTCTGGTGTGCTGCCTCGCTGGTCTTGCGATGGCAGGCTTCTTTTGGGGGACTTGGAAATGACTACCGATAAAGACTACGCCGACCTGCTGGTGCGCCTGGCCGCGGTGCCGGCCCAGCAGCCCGAGCGCCGCAGTTACACCCAGGCCCAGGAGCGTGCGCACCTGGTCGAGGACCTGACCGCCGTCAACGGGGAGGCGCCATGGTGAACTGCCAACACGCCGCCAGCGGCTGCAACTACCCCGAGGGCGAGTGCGCCGGCAGCTGCCAGGCCGCCTATCTGACCATCGTCTACCGGATCACCCACCCAAAGCAGCCGCGCGCGCTGCTGGAGCAGGCCGAATGGTCGGCGGCCAGCCACACGCACGCCATCCACGAGCGCGACCGGCTGCACGCCGATCTGAACGACGTCCAGGACCAGCGCCGCGCGGCATTCCGCACGATCGAGCGCCTGCATGATGAACTCGGGAAGGTCTGCGAGCAGCGCGACGAGTTGCTGGATGCGCTTCGGCTGGCTGCTAATGTCAACCCCTTCGGATCGGTAGAGAACGCCGCTGCCCGCGACGCCGCCCGCGCCGCCATCGCCAAGGCAGAAGGCGCAGCATGACCCCGCTCCCCTTCGGCTACACCCTGTGCCGCCCGGCCAGCCCGGGCCCGAGCTGCCGCAACTGCAGGCGCTGGGTCGACCATCCCGAGCAGGTCATCGGAATGGTCACTCGCGTCGTCAACACCAGCAGCCAGCGCGACCCGGCATGCGTGCATGTGCCGGCATCGTTCATCAAGGACAAGACATGACCAACCAACAACCCGAGGCGCTGCGCCTGGCCAAGTGCCTAGAAGTCGACTGCGACATGAACTGGCCCGACTACGACAACCAGATGCAAGCAGCGGCCGAACTGCGCCGACTGCACGCCGAAAACGAAAATCTGCGCGCCCAGCTCGGCCGCACTCAGTCGATGGACCGGATCCGACTCGACCGCATCCTGGAGCTCGAAGGCGTGATCAAGGCCGTGCACAAGCTCCACGCCGCCCGCGGCCGCTACCACACCCAGCTCGCCGCCTGCGACCTGTTTGAACTGTGCGGGCTGCCCGCAGAAAGGCCGAAGAAATGACCACACTACGACAAGCCGCCGAGCAGGCGCTGGAAGCTCTGGAGGCCATCACAGGCGTCACCGAGATAGACGATGTGGTGCGGATCAACCGCGCTATCCCAGCCCTGCGCCAAGCCCTTGAGGCCGTGCAGCAGGATGAGCCGTACGCCTACGCCGTCTACTTTCCTGACCAGCCTAACGAGGAACTGGTGCACGACCTAGAAGACCTATGCGACGAAATGACAGACC